TGTACTTGCGGATACAAAATTCAATGAGGAACAATTTAAAAAAGCATAAAAAATGAGATCACAAAAGAAGAGAAGTGTAATAGGAAAAAAACTATACGATATATTATATGATATATGGTATCCCATTAGAGAATTCTTTAAAAGTATATGGAGGATAATGACATGGATCCCCTTGTTGTGGAAGTTACGACCTTGGGATAATAATGGGATTTATAAAATTCTCATAAAAAATATTACTGACATGGAAGTATATATGTCAGAAAAAGGAAGTAAGATAATCGAATATTGGGAAGAAGAAAGCAAAAGTATGAAAGTTGTCATCGAACTCTTAAAAAAGGTTGATGATGAATTCTATAATCTGGAGTATCTTGATTACCATGAATCTGCATTTTTATGGACCGAGTTTGAGGAAAAGAGGGGAGATAGAATGGAGAAATTTTATAGATGTGAATCTGAGATAACAGGACATAAATTCCCAGAGTACTTTAAATTGTACCCTAATGAATATAGAAAGGCTAAATTAAAGACCAACAGGGTTGGAGAGGAATTCACTCCGGAGGAATGTGAAAATATTGCATTTCATATGAGTATGAGTTTACATGAAAAGGCAAAACGTGTTTTATTCAATTACATGGCATATAAAATTCCTGGATGGTGGGTATGAAAGAACCCCTGTTTGGCTCCCCAAGATAGAGATGTTATATTTAGATATAAATGAAAAACATGAACAGAGTATTAGACATCCTAAAAGAAAGATGGAGGGGAAAAGATATGGAAACGTATTTCCAAATTAAATCAAAGGAGTTCTATGTTAAATTAAAAGAAGAAACTAAGAACCTTAAAAAATAATTAAAGAACATGAATACAATAAAATTCCCAAAGGTTGAACAGTTTAGAAACATAGTTTTTAATGTCAATAAACATGCATCTTACGAAGGTAAGGATGAACATGGAGAAATTATTTACAATCCCAATCCTGTCCTTCCAAAAATATTATTTGAAGGTACAGTTAAGTTACATGGGACAAATGCTTCCGTGAGATATTCTCCTAAAGATGGTATTGCAATTCAAACTAGAAATCGTGTTATAAAGAAAGGGGATGGTGGATCTCATTTTGGTTTTACATCTTTTATATTGTTAGGGGAGACCAAGGAATTCTTTAAGGATCTTATGATTGAAATTCATGATAAATTATCACTTCAAGAGGATGATACTTTAATAGTTTATGGTGAGTGGGCAGGTGAAGGTATTCAAAAAGGAGTAGGAATTTCCAGTATTTCAAAATCCTTCTTTATCTTTGGAATTAAAATTGCACATAATTCAGAGAAAGAGGATAATGAGTGGGTAGATGTAAGAGAAATTTTAAACTCTACAATAACATGGTCCTATAGACATCAAAATGTCTTTTCAATTTATGACTTTCCTGTCTATAGTATGGAGATTGATTTTGTTAATCCTAAGTTAGCAACAAATGAACTTGTTGAGTTAATCAATAAGGTTGAAGAACAATGTCCTGTAGCCTTAAAATTAGGAGTAAAAGGAATAGGGGAAGGGATTGTTTAGACGGGTAAATGGAACGGTAGGGTTTACAAATTCAAGGTAAAAGGTGAAAAACATTCTGTTTCCAAAGTTAAAACCTTAGCTGAGGTTGATCCGGAAGTTATGGGGGCTGTTGCTGATTTCGTTAATTACTCTGTTACCATTAATAGGGTAAATCAAGCCCTTCAGGAATCAAATCCTGAATTAGATATAAAGAAAACTGGTGAGTTTTTGAAATGGATAAAAGATGATATATTCACAGAAGAAATTGATGTTTTGGGGGCCTCTAATTTGACACCATCTGAAGTTCAGAAGGAAGTCTCAACTCGAGCAAGACAAATGTTGATGGAGAAAATTGTATTATACTGAAAACAAAAAATCATACAAATACAACTTTTGTTTTAAATACTATACAGGGAGGAACGGTAAATTTTTAGAAAAATGAATTGTATCAAAGAACTCAATGAATTACTAGACCAAGGAAAGGTTAGATGTCAAACACATCCAACTTTAGATTTGGTTATATGGAATTATACTGAACAGGTACAGTTTTCAAGAGAATGGACACCCCTTCTATTAAAATGTAGGGGATTAGTGACCAATACTAAGGGAGATTTTATTGCTAAATCCTTTGATAAATTTTTCAACTATGAAGAAATAGCAAATTCACCAGAAGTTATGAATATGATTTGTAATCAACCTTATATCATTCAAGAGAAACTTGATGGTAGTATGGGTATGATGTTTTGGTATCAAGGACAATGGATATTTGCAACAAGAGGATCATTTGAATCTGATCAGGCCAAATGGGCTGAAAAATGGATGTGGGAAAACTTTAAAGAATCAGATTTTGATACTACATTTACTTATATATTTGAAATAATATATAAAGACAATAGAATAGTTGTCTTATATGAGGAAGAAATGTGTAAGTTTATAACTGCCTTTTTAGGTTATGATGAGATGAATGGACCGTTATTCAGAAATACACTTATGGAGAATGTTCCTTTAAAATATTATTTGGATACTAGAAAGGGAAAGGCCAATTTCATAGAAAGTGAATATATGAATTTGAAATCCCATAATTTTAAAAACAAGGAAGGATATGTTTTAAGGTTTAAAGACGATTATAGAGTCAAGATTAAGTTTGAAGACTACATAAGACTACATAAAGTGATGACAAATCTATCTACACTTTCAATATGGGAAATACTGAAAGATGGAGGTAAAGTAGAGGATATATTGAAAGATGTTCCTGATGAGATTTATGATAAGATAAAGGATTTTGAAAGGGGCTTGGAGAATAAAACTAAGATGATAAACATGACGTCTTGGTTGGATTATATGGAGGTGATACTTAAAACTGGAGAGGATGATAGGAAAGAATTTGCATTCCAAGCCAGTAAGAAGAAATATCCTGTAATATTATTCAGGATGTTAGATAAAAAAGATTATAAAGATATAATCTGGAAAACAATAAAACCTAAACACCGAATATTATGAAAAAAGTTATATTAACTATTGGAATACCAGGATCCGGTAAAACTACTTGGTCAAAAAAGTTTGTACAAGAAAATGAAAGTTATGTTAGGATCTCTAGAGATGGATTTCGTTTGATGTTAAAAGCAATACCCATGGGGGATTCTATATTAGAAAAACTAGTTACAGACCTAGTAAATTCTAGCATTATTACTGCTATAGCCTATGGTTACGATGTTATAGTAGATCAAACAAACTGTAATAAGAAATACTTAAATCAATTAGTTGAGTTTTGTAGTATATTAGGAGATGTTGAATACAAAATATTTGATATAGAAGTGGAGGAAGCTATCAAAAGAGATTTAGGTAGAGAAAATCCTGTAGGAGAAAAAGTAATCAGAAGAATGTATGACAATTTTACTAGAATATTATGAAGGAATTAAAAACGTCAAGAGATAATTATATACAAATGAGATTTTGTTTAGATTTTAATAATTTGGTTTGGAATCTTTTTATAAGTGAAGGTGGGGAGTTGGAAGGGGATAAGTTTTCATTTATAATAGAGTTTTTGAATCAGAGGGGCCATATGGTTAATTTTATACAATCCTTGGATAATTACTTTAAAATTAACATCCTTACTAAGGAAAACCAAATAATTAAAATATTTTAAATGATCAATTATTTGGAGAAGATAGATCTTATACTGATAAATTATATAGTGAAGATCTATACTAAAACTAGCAATCCTATTATTTATAATAAAATATGATTGTGAATTCCCTCGGTATCTATAAGAGAAAATAGATTATAAATTTCTCAATCTTCCCTTCTAATTTTCATATTTATAATAAATAAAAAAAAAAATAATATGATTGTTAATGCCCCTTTAAGAGGAAATATAAATATAACTACTTGGTATTTATCCCTAATCAAATATCTGTGTAATGGTGGGACTTGGACTAGAGATCCTAAAAACTTCGCCACTGATAAACAATTACAAGAACTAGCGGTTTTAGGAAAACCTATAATCTATTCTGTATGTTTAGCTAGAACCCCAAAAGATGAATTGGCTGAGATTAAGAGATATGAAGGGTTTGGGATTGAGATACTAGGGGTAAGGTATGGGAATGAGGAAGGGTTTCATGCCTTTAAAAAAAGTAAAGACCCTAACACGTCAGAAAAAGATTGCTTAGTTTATATAAAAAGAAGTAAGGAATTCCAATTTGGTTATAATGAAATATATTGTGGTGAGTTTGTAAGGAATACCCAAGCATCCGGTAAGTATAGATCTAGATGGAATGATTATTTAAGGGCCAACATAAGCCAGGAGGCTAGAATTGACCTCCATGTATACCAAGATTGGTCTAAACCTGACATTTCATTAGATTATTTTGATGAAACTTCTAAATGGGAACAATCTTTAGTTATAATTGAAAGTGGAATTAATACATCAACGGTTGGAGATAAAACTGACTTTTATCCTAGAACTATTGCTTTATGGGATAGGATAATCGAAAAATTAAGGAATAAAGACATTATGGGGGTTCAATTAATGGAATCAATATCTCCCGTTGGTCTTATACATGAAGGTAAATTGACACCTCTAGGAGAATGGGTAAATAAAAATGAGGAAGTTAATACTGTCACTATTATTAAAATTGTTGATAATACCCCTTGGTGGTCATTCAAAAAATTGAGAAATGTTACTATTTATCTTGATACTTTCCCATATGAAATTAACAGGAAAATCCTCAGAACCGAGTTCCCTAAAGTTGGTGATGTTTGGTTAGGATAAAAACCCTGTTTGGTTTCCCCAAAAATTGATGTTATATTTACGTATTAAATAAAAAATATGGTAAATAGGATTGAAGATATAGGAGCTGGATATAGTCTAAAATACATAAATTATGATTCTATTAAAGAAGAACTCATAATAGTTTTAAGACAGAAGAGCTATGGAAGGTTGAGGGAATGTGCCTTCTTTTATCAAGAATCAAATTCCTTTCATATACATCATCTTCAACATAATATGTTGATGGATTTCATTCAGAGAGTAAAACCATTTCAACCCGTAGGTTATGGAAGATAAAACTTTAAAAATTAGAGAATTGACACTTGAGGAGTGGAGGAATGCTTTAAGGACTCCCCCACCTTATAAGAATAAAAAGAAATATTCTAGAAAGGACAAACATAAACCTAAATGAAGGAAGAAATAGGATATATAATTAAGGGGTGCATTTTATGGTTAATAGCCATTTCCTTATTCTTATATTATTTTTCTACCTTACAAGAGGATGATTCTATTGAAGGGTATGAATATGAAATTGAAGAATTGTGTAATAAAACTTCAATATTGCATACTAACAAGAAAAACAATAAAGTAATATATTTCTATGATTGTGATACTTATCTAGAAATATACGGTGGGTTTGTGGGATATGATTCAATTCAAATTGATGATAAATACAAACTCCAAATTAAGATACAAACTGAAAATCTAGGGGAGGTTATCTTACCCTGTTACAATTAATAAATAAATAAAACAAATGAACATTTTTGAAAATAAAGATGGGGTTTTTAAACCTCAAAGAACAACCATAATAACTGGAATATTTATATTCATGGTTATGGTCATGACCGGAACTTTTGGATGTGAAAAATCATCCAACATTCCAAATCAAGACCAAACATTCATTGAGACATCAGAAAGGAACAGACCCATAGATCTATATGATTGGGATTGGAATGAAGGGGAAAAAGCCCTAACGCTTCTAGACACAAATATAGCAGATTATTATGATGGGTTTGGACAATATTATCCTTATATAATATATTCATCCCCACAAGACCCACTCACTCTCTCAAATATGATTTTTGGAGGGAAACCTAATGGACAGTTGAGGGGTGCTATGGATACTATATCAGGACAGAAATACTATGCTTACTGGTATGATACACCTTATCAAGATCGTAATTATTCCGTAATAATATTTACTAAAATATGTAACGAAAACTTGAATTGGATCTATGTTATAGATAATGGTCTAATAGGACAATCGGTTACAATAACTGGTGAAACTTTAATTCAAACATTAACAACTAATAACATCCAGGGGTATGGAAATTTCAAAGTGTTTGGGAATCCTAATATAGGAAATATAGGAACGTGGGATATTAACCCTTTCAAAGACACCCAAAATAGGCTTTATTCTGGAGCTTTATGGACTCTAGAATGTGAGGCAATCCATAATTTAGGGGATACTTTAAGATTCAAAAGGTATTGCTTTATAAGGATAGGAGAAGGATCATCACAATCAGTATTTACTGGTACAGGTTATCTACAATCATATCCTCCAGATGTAACTCAAATATTCCAAGAATCTGTTCTTGAAGCAGAACCCGTTACAATAAACTATCAGGGAGTTAACACATCTTTTACTTTACTAAATTCTGATATGCAAGGGTATGAAATAGGTAACACAACAAATATCTCATCATTATTTTGTCAAGGAATAAATAATGGACAGCTTGTGAACTTACCGATATCTCAATTTACCAAAATTACATTTAAGTCAAATGGTGGGGCTGGTGTAATAAGTAACCCTTATTAACATAAGGGAACCAAAACAAAAAACATCATTTATTGAAGAGATAAAAAAGGACCCCAAAAAATGGGGTCCTTTACCATTTATAACGTAAACCTCAATTTGACCATCACGGATAAGGATGTTATATTTAGGTATATATAAAATCTTAAACTTATGAAAACTCAAAAATTTCTTACTCCAACCCAAATGTTAATTATGGCTCCTTCAATCTTTACAAAGGAACCATCTGAAGGTGTGTCTAAACATTATACTCATATCCCCACCATAAAAGTTATAGATGATATGAAAACCCTTGGATGGGGGGTGAATGAAGTTAAACAAGTTAAATCTAGGGTAGGGATTGGGTTTCAAAAACATTTAGTTATTTTTAGGAATGAGGATATAGTAATAACAGGGGAAGATGGGGATGATGTTTTCCCTCAAATTCTCCTTACTAATTCTCATGATGGTAAAAATGCTTTCACTTTCACCCCCGGGCTTTTTAGGTTAATTTGTTCCAATGGTTTAGTTATAGCTACTGAAAAGTTTGGGGATGTAAAAATAAGACATATGGGATATTCTTTTGAGGAATTACAAAAAGAGATTCATGAGATGGTAGAAAATCTTCCCTTAACTGTAGAATCAATGAATAGGATGAAACAGGCAGAATTGAACCAAGACCAAATTGTAAAGTTTGCTAAAGAAGCTCTTGAAATAAGATTCAAAAAAGATGATCTTAAGAGAATATCTATTAACTATATGGATTTAGTTGACCCCGTCAGAAAAGAAGATAAGGGAAATGATTTATGGAGGGTATTTAATATAGTTCAAGAAAAATTAATTGAAGGAGATTTCCAATACATTGCAGGGACTAAAGTCAGGAAAGCAAGAAAAATCAAGAACTTCAACCAGGACATCAAAGTAAATACTGATTTGTTTGCTTTAGCTATGTCTTATGTTAAAAATTAAATTAGTAATAAAACCCTAATATGTATAATAAAAAATTTAAAGGAAAAAATCCCTAATATTGAAACTAGTGAAAAGCAAATACCAAAGCTAAAAAGATTAAAAAATCATGAAATATTTTTTCTTATATATACTGTTAATAATTAATACAGGATTGTTCTCCCAGATCAATCCTTTTAATGAGGAGAATACATTTAACCCTGAAATAGGAAAATGTTACCCCAAATGTTATATCCCCAGCCAATATGAAACGGTTATAGATAGTGTTATGGTTAAAGAGGGATCATATACGGAATGGAGAGAAGTCCTTTGTGAAGATAAATTAACAATAGGAACAATTGGGAACATTCAAAGGGCCTTAATTTCTAATGGGTTTGATTTAGGTTCAGGAGGGGCAGACAGAATGTTAGGGCCTTCAACAAGAGCCGCTCTCCTAAAATATCAGAAGGATCAAGGCCTTCCTGTGGGGGGTTTAAACATTGAGACATTGAATTCCTTGGGGGTTATATATTAAAAATCCTCGATTTAAACCACTACCTCTACTTCCTCGCATATATTATCGAACCTATATAGGTAGCCGCTATAACGGCCTAATTCACCGTTAAAGGGCGGGATTTTATGTTGATATTTAACATTATGTTTATGTTATAACATATCCACCAAAAACAGGTTTGGCCTCTCAAATTTTTTTACTTATATTTATAGTAATAATTAAATTTTTTATATGGGAAAATCCTCGTTAGGAAGAAAAGATATAACCTTAATGGTTAAGTGGTGTAAGATTAAATTTGGGGAGTCTGAATTTATTGATGAGGAGTTGAAGATTAGGATAAGGAAAGGGAAGGATAAGTATGGTGTTTATCAAGGAATATATGATGGACCTATAAATACTATGATAATAAATCCTAGAGGGTCTTTAATAAATATATGTGATACTGTTATTCATGAATATATTCATTACCTTCAAGATATGTGGGTCTATAATGAACTTTTAGAAGAATATGGTTACGAAGACCACCCCCAAGAAATAGAAGCTGAAACAATAGCTGAAAAATATAAATGGGATCTGAGGAGATATTTTAAGGAAAACAGAAAAATTTAAATCCATATTTATAATAAATGGATAAAGAAAAACTAAATATGGATTATGTAGAGGATCCTCTAAAAAATTTCCCTTCTGGGGATATAGAGGATAATCCTATATATTGGATGAATTTAGTCATTAAACTATTAAAAAACTATCCCACCATCCTTAAAGTTAAAATTAAAGGTGGGGGGTTTGATAGTGAACAGAAAGAAATATTAGTATATAACCTATGTCTGAAATATATTGAGAGGTTTGAAGTTGTTAATCCATATCATATTTTAGCTCTAAAAAAATTCGGAAAACCTTCTTTCAAAAGGTCCCTAGAACAAATACTTTCTTATTTTGAAAAGCGGGAGGAATATGAGAAATGTGGGAGTATTTATAAAATTATAAAAATTCTTCGCTGAATTTAAATTATAGTTTGGCTTCCAAAGATATCCTTGATAACTTCTCAAAATAAGGAAATAAAAATAATATGAAGAATAAGGAATTAATAGAAAAAAGATTTGATCAGATAGAATATAAGATGAAATATCTAAAATATGCTCTATCAAATCATAGTGAACAGGATAAGAAAGAATATGAAACTCTTTATTCTACTATAAATGATTTAAAAATTCTAATCTATAGAGATTTACCCCCATCATTCTGAAAATAATTATATAAAAATAAAAAATAATGAAATTAACTCCAGAACAAATTCTACATAATTGGAACGAATTCTTAGAATATATAGAAACATATATCTCAGAACCTAGAAAGGAAAAATTATTACTTTTCTATAAATCTTATGAAGATAGAATAATATTATATCCAGCGGCTAATAAGAAAGAATATCATTCAGCTTTCCCGGGAGGTTATATCTATCATGTAAATAATGTTATTAAAGGATCTATGGCCTTGTATAAGGTGTGGGAATCTTTTGGTTGTGATATGACTACATTCACTTATGAAGAACTAATATTCTCTTCAATCAATCATGATTTAGGAAAAATAGGAGATGAATCAAACGCTTCATACATCCCTCAAACTGATCAATGGAGGAAAGATAAGTTAGGAGAAGACTATATGTTTAATAATAAAGTATCTTTCGCTTCAGTACCCGATAGATCTCTATTCCTCCTTCAATCCAATAATATCCCTTATACTTTTAATGAAATGTTAGCTATACAGACTCATGATAGGTTATATGATGAAGCTAATAAAAAATATCTGATGGGTTGGAATGCAGAAACTAAACCTAGAACTTCTATTCCCTTCATCCTCCATCAAGCTGATTTAATGGCCGCGAGAATAGAATTTGAAATGGAATGGCTTCCTAAATTAAATAAGGATTCCTCTAATTCGAATTTGGAGCCCTCATCTATCTCCCCTACCTTAGACAAAAAGAAAACCCCTATGAAGTCTAAAGCTCTAGGGTCTATAAAAAGTCAAGGTTTAAAAGATATATTTGATAGTATATGAGTACAGAAATAATTGTAACTATAGTAATTTTAAGTGTTATCTCGTTAATTTCTATTTTTGTTAATATAAATTCATTAAGAAAAATAGAATCTCAGGAGAGAGTATTAAGGGGATATTTAATATACCTCTCAGAGATATCTAAAATAATAGAAATTTCTAACCAGGAATTAAACAAGGTGGGTGCTAAAGGTGCTTTCGAATCTGATGATGAAGTAGGTTTTTTCTTTAAACAACTTAAAGATATACAATCTTTACTCAACAATTTCACCCTTAAGTAAAAAAACATTCATGGATTATATAATAAGACAAGAAAAAAGTAAGAAACAAAAAAGAAGATATTTTACAGAAGCTACAGAAAGGGCTATTATAGATTATAATAACACCAAGAGTAAAGCTAAGAAAAGTAAAATATATCAGGAAAGCATACACTATCCTTTTTTCAAGCTTACAGAAAATATAATCCATACCTTTAAATTCTATAACACTAAAGTAAGTAATTTAGAAGACCTGCAACATGAGATAATAACAGTTCTTCTTACTAAGATTCACTTATATAGTCATAAACAGAATATCCAAGATCGTATCCTAAAAACCATCACCAAAAAATTTAATGAATCCTATTCTGGGGATTTTTGTTCTTTTATAGGGGATAGAGATATAATTTCCCAAGAGGATATTGATGTTTTTATTATTGATCTCACAGTATCCCCTGAATGTTTCATAGAATTACAGAAACTAACACCTCCCAAAGCTTATTCTTATTTTGGGACTATAATAAAAAGATGGTTGATAGCATATAATAAACAAAATTATGCTTCAAAAATAAAAAACATATCTTTTAACACAATCAATAATTCCTCGGATGATGATTCCTTAGTTACTGAAGATTTAGTTAAAGAAATAGAAGAAAAAACAATGAATTTTAATGAAAATCATTACCTTTCTCCTACCCTCACTTCAGAATATGTAGAAAATGATCTCCTATCAGTTTTTATAGATGAATATATTTTATATTGTACTAAAAAAATATATACCATATTTCCTAAATTAGAAGAAGCTATTATAGCAGACGCAATTTTAGATCTGTTTAGGTTTAGACATAACATAGATATTTTTAATAAAAAAGCATTATATATTAATATTAGGGAAAAAATAGATGTTCCCGCCCCTAAAATTACTAAAATAGCTAAAAAACTCCATACCCTATTTAAAGAAAAATATGAGTTCTATAGGGAGAATGATTATTTCCTTTAATAAAGTTATATATTTATAAACAAAATATAGAATGTTATGGATATATTAGGAAAAAAATTATTTAAAAATAAAACCTTTGGGGGTTTATTAGAGGAAATCTACAATAACCAAAAAGCTAGACAATCCCAAGTTACTACCTTAATCAACCAACTAAAACCCCTTATGCAAGACATAGGAGATGCTACCCTCCTAGTCCCCTTAATAAAAGATTATATGGATATAGGGGTAAAAAATGATGATGCCCTCCTTAAAATGGCAGGGATAATACAAAAAGCATTCCAAAATGCATCTTCAGAATCTGATTTCTCATTATCTGAAGAAGAAAAAGAACAGTTAATGGAGGAATTAGAGAAACTTTCCCCCCCATCCAAGTAAAATGAAAAAGTCTATTTATGGTTTAGGGAGTTTACTACATGAGAAGGGAATAAAAACCCCACCATTAGGAATTTTCTCTGCTAGGGTTAGATATGTTTTTTTAAATGATAAGACCCATCCAGAAATTTTTAACGATTATGGTGGATGGGATTCTTTAGGGGCTATATTTTTTTCTAGTTTAAACTCCCCAAACCCATCTAAAGATCTTACTTCTAATTCTTTCGCCAAACCTTTATTTCCTAATATAAAAAATTATCCATTAATAAATGAAACAGTTTATGTAATATCTTTACCTAACAATAATATTCAAAGGGATGTTAATGATGGTTCTTACTACTATTTTCATCCTATAAACATATGGAACAGCTCCCATCATAACGCAATACCAGACCCCATCCATGGGGTTTATAATTCCCCTTCTTCTGATTATGAACAAACGGCATTAGGGTCTTTTAATAAAATTGTAGGGAATAGTAGTAACATATTTCTTGGTGAAAGCTTTAAAGAAAAGGATGATATAAGAAATTCCTACCCTTACGAAGGAGATATAATATATGAAGGGAGATGGGGTCAAAGTATAAGATTTGGGTCTACTGTAAAAGGAAAAAACATAATAAACTATTGGTCTTCAGAAGGGGAAAATGGAGATCCTATAACTATTATAAAAAATAAACAATATAAAGAATCATCCTCCCCATGGGTACCTCAAATTGAGGATATAAATAAAAATGGATCTAGTATTTGGTTTACTTCAACCCAAAAAATCCCAATAGAAGTAGTTAGCAATGACTATTCTTCATATAAAAACCCTCCTATTAAACCATCAGAATTTAATAAAGAACAGGTAATAATAAATAGTGATAGAATCTTAATAAATGCTAAAAAAGATTCAATATTATTTTCTTCATATGAGTCTATAAATTTAAACTCAATAAAGAGTGTAAATATAGATTCCCCATTACATATAGTCAATTCTAAAAAGGTATTATTAGGGTCTAAGGACGCTACTGAATCTATGATATTGGGGGATAAGTTTTTTAAGGACTTAAAAGAAGTTCTTAAAGGGATAGTATCTATAAGTAATGCTTTATCTACCCCTATAGGTGCAGGTCCTCCTAATGTTGTTAACGCTTCAATACCCGCCCCTGCTATTAAATTAGGGGTAAAAGCTCAAAATATGATTAATAAATTAGAAACTTATAAATCAAAAGTAAGTAAATCTAAATAATGTCTATACTCTTATCCAAAATAGTAATTAATAGTATATCTAAAGTAATAAAAAGTACTGAAAGATTTGATATAGCTATAGATGATATTTTAAACAAGTTTCAAGATAGTTGCCCAATCAAAGATGTATTATTAAGGATAGTAAAACAAAAAAACCAAATACAATCATCCCTATCTAATATTACTTCTATAACATCAAACTTAAATAAAACATCTACTACAGCGAAGACCTTAATAACTTCAGTAGATATAGCTATAAAAGTAATAAAATCAATCCCCGTTCCTGTGGCGGTTGCTGGTGTGGGTATTCCTATTAACGTAATAACAATATTGGCGGACGCTTTAGATAAACTAGGAGACTTAATAAAAAGCGGAAAAGGAACTATAAATATCATCCCAACGGTTTTAAAAGAAATATCTCAATCAGTAAATAATATAACCTCTAAACTGCAACAATTAGACATACTATTAGATAAATGTATTTCTGAATTAGCTATTTCCCTATCAGAAGATGAAAAATTAGAACTAATAGAAGAGATAGGAAATATAACAGCCCAAAGTAACCTATTTCCTTCAGAAGATTTAAATATAATTCATAGTAACATACTTGAAGAAAAACTCCAACCTAATACTTATGATCCCCTAATTTATAAAGGATATAAAATTACATTACAAACCAATGATAATAATCCTTTAAATTTATTATCCAGAAGAGTCGAAGGAAAGAAAGACCCCAATGAAATAGTATATAATACTTTAGAAGGAACCTATTCATATTCTACAACATTAGAAGTTCTAGTTAACGAGATCAAATTTATGATAGATTCTATAACCGATTATGAGTTAGTTGATCAAAGTTTCGAGGGTGATTTAAATTTTTATTTTCCCTTTACTACCCCTGGAACTTCAGCTTTAGAAATAAGACAACTATATCAAATAATAAATACCATCAGTAACTATAACGTTTCTAATACTAACATAACTACAGAAAACCCCCAATCTTATACAGTTACTTTAAGAAAATATAAATTTGATATTTTTACTAAGAAGTGGGATCTTATAGACAAATCTTTAGCATACCCTCAAACTCCATTTGAATTAGAAGATATAATAAATGAATCCCACAACAGTTGGGAAGAATCTGTAATACTTTCCGGGGGTAATTATACAATACCTCCTTCAAACTATCCATTCAGTTTTCCAGGTGAATATGAAGGGGAAATTAAAGAGACATATGAGGTTTTAGAATCTTCTATAAATGTAAATAATAATATAAATCTAGAAATAAGAAGATATCTTTGGAATTCAACTTTAAGTAGATGGATGTTATCCTTTAAAAAAATATATAATAGTATTGGGATTTCTGGATATAATGCTTTACTAGTAAATAATATTTTTATAGTAGGTGAATTTCGTATTTTATCTGATGGGAGGGTATTGGCTGAAACTGGAGTTATTCCTTTAAATGCTTATGTTCCTTTTGGTGTTCCTGGATTTGTAGATGAAATAAGACCTATTCCTAATACTACATATTTATATCAATTCCAAAATAATGAATGGGTTACATATACTCCTAATTTATATCCTTTTAATGATTTTGGGGAAAACAACCAAACAGTAATAACTTATGAAGAATTAGGCGGTGTTTTATTCTATGAAATAAGAAAGAGAGTTTTCACTTGGGATGATTCTTTATATAAATGGGATAAGGTAGAGGATTTAAATTTAAATATTTCATCCCAATCCTTCCAGTTTTATTTAAATAATTATATTAATTGGCTATCTCTTCCTATTTAAAAATTTAATTACTTAATATTTATAACAAATGAAAACAAAAACTTTTAAAAAAATAATTAAAGAAGCGGTTAAAGAAGCTTTTCAAGAGGAAATTAAAACTTTCCTTATTGAGGCCTTATCCCAAGGAAAGGCCCCTATTAATGAAAAAAAAGAAATCAGCAAATCAACCTTAACTGAATCTGAAAAGAGAAAATTATATCTAGATATGATAGATCAAACAGAAATATCTTTAACTACTAAGGATCTTCCACAATTCTCTCCCTTAGGAGGGATGGATATAATAAATGGGACTTTACCTTCAGGCGAGGTAAGTATGGATGTAATTAAACAACTTATTGGGAAATAATGGCTCAGCTTTTACCTAATAAATATCCAATAGATACTTTTCTACATAAAGGGATAGGTTTTGGCTTCCCTTTAAACGGGAATGCCGTTTTTAATACTACTTACCAAACCAAGGACCAAACCAAAGCTAATTTGATTAATTACTTATTAACTAATAAAAGAGAAAGAGTATTTAACCCTAATTTTGGTTCTGATTTAAAAACTTTACTGTTTGAAAACATAACAGATTATACTACAGACGAATTAAAGGAAAGAATTCAAGAAGATATAAGGAGATATTTCCCCGACGTTATAATAGAAAAAATAGCATTTAATAATTCCCCAAATTTTAATACAATTGAATTTAGATTAGATTACCAAATCTCTAGGTTGGATGTAAAAGATTCATTTAATATCGTTTTAAAATAAAATGGCAAATTCTACTAAAGACATAAAATATATAAATAAAGACTTTAACAGTTTTAAGAATTCCTTAATAGAGTATTCAAAAACATATTTTTCTGATACTTATAATGATTTTTCCCCCTCATCAACGGGGATGTTATTTATAGAGATGGCTTCTTATGTAGGGGATGTTTTATCTTTTTACCTAGATAACCAAATTCAAGAAACATTTATACAACATTCTAGACAAATAGAAAATGTATATCAAATGTCTCAATTTTTAGGATATAAACCGAAAACTACTACAGCCTCTTCTGTAGATGTAGACTTTTACCAAACATTACCTTCTATATTAAGTGCTTCTTCTTACGTACCAGACTTTTCATATTGTCTTACTATCCCTCAAAACACTCAAATATCTTCAAATTCAAACTCTAACATTAAATTTATAATTGAGGATCCTTTAGATTTTTCCTCATCTTCTTCTTTCGACCCTACGGAAACTACTATATATGAAATATCAGGAGATGATCCTACATCTTTCTTATTAAAGAAAACAAGGAAATCTATTTCTTCTACTATTAATACAACTACATTTTCCTTTAACTCTCCAGTTAAATTTGATAGTAGGACCCTAAATGCTTCCAACATAATAGGAATATTAGATGCTGTGGATAGTGAAGGAAATACTTGGTATGAAGTACCAAACTTGGCCCAAGAAAGTGTATTTGATTATATAAGAAATACAAACGTAAATGATCCTCTATATACTTCCGATCCATCATCCCCTTATATATTACAGCTAAAACAAACCCAAAGGAGATTTGCCTCTAGATTTATAAATCCAACTACTTTAGAAATCCAATTTGGAGCAGGATCCTTTATGGATAGTGATGAGGAAATCACCCCAAACCCTGATAATGTAGGTTTAGGACTTCCTTTTGAGAAAGACAAATTAACCACAGCATTCTCTCCATTGAATTTCATGTATACTAAAACTTATGGAATATCACCTTCTAACATAACATTAACTGTTAGATATCTTACAGGGGGAGGAATCACCTCCAACGTTGAGGCTGGTTCTCTATCAGTGTTGGATACTAGCAATATTACCTTTAATAATCCTAATTTATCTAACTCTTCATTAGCTGACATAACATTCAATTCTTTAGCATCTAATAATGCCCTAGCAGCAGATGGGGGGTCTGATGGAGATACCATTGAGGATTTAAAAGTTAAGGCTTTAGGAAATTTCCAAAATCAATTAAGAAGTGTAACTACTTCAGATTATTTAATTAGGGCTTTATCTATGCCTTCAAACTTAGGTTCTATAGCTAAAGCTTTTACCGCTCAAAGTAAAGTAGGAGACTACCAGTTGGGAGAACTTCCTACTGTCCTAGATCTCTATATCCTGACTTTTGATAATAATAAGAACTTAAGAATAGCTTCACCTTTAATTAAAAACAACTTAAAAACATATCTATCAGAATATAGAATGATAAATGATTCTATTAGAATTAAAGATGCCTTTATTATTAATATAGGTATAAATTTTAATATAATTACCCTCCCATCTTATAACAATAGTGAAGTACTTACTAAATGTATAGACAGAGTTCAAGAACATTTCCAAATAGATAAATGGCAAATAAATGAACCTATAATATTGAGAGACTTATATGTTCTTTTAGATAAAGTAGAAGGGGTTCAAACTGTAAAATTAGTTGAAATCCACAATTTAACAGAAGAAGTTTTAGGTTATAGTAATTTTGCATATGATATTAAGGGAGCGGCTATAGATGGTGTGGTTTACCCTTCAATAGACCCTATGATATTTGAAGTGAAGTTTCCTAATAATGATATAAAGGGAAGGATAGTTAATTTTTAAAACATAAAACATTTAAATGGCAATTTACAAGATCTTTCCTGAAAAGGATGCTACATTATACACCCAATATCCTGATGCTAATTCAGGGTTAGATCCTATATTGGAAGCTTCAACTTATATGGGAGATTCATATCCTCAAGTTAGCAGGTATTTAATAAAATTTTCAACGGAGGAGATTGTAGGTATTATAGATAATAAAATCAATTCATCTTCCTCTGTTGTTTATTTGAAAAACAAAATGGCCTTATTAACGGGTTTGAATTTAGATAAAAAACTATATTTCTATCCAATATCGGGGGATTGGGGTATGGGTACGGGTCAATTTGGGGATTCCCCTCAAGTAACTAATGGTGTTAGTTGGAGGTATTTAGATTATCAAGGGTCCTCTCTATGGCCTACTTCAAGTTTACCAGAATATGTGACTTCTTCATTCCAAACTTCTCTTCCTGGAGGAGGAAACTGGTATACAGGATCTAATTTAGGGTTGAACTTAGTACAAACCCAAAGCTTTTCTTATTCTGATGAGAAAGATATAAAAGTAGATGTAACTACAACAGTCCAAACATGGTATAGTAATTCTATTAATCCTTCAGATGGCGTGTTAAACCAAGGATTCTTAATAAAACAACGAGATAGTGATGAATTCATAGACAATTTAAATAATGACGTAATTATGCGTTATTTCTCAATAGATACACATACTATTTACCCACCAGAACTAGAATTTAGATGGGATGATTACTCCTTTAATACTGGTTCATCTACTCAAACAATTTTAAGTGATCCTCAATCCTTTATTTCTATATATAATAATGAAAAAGTATACTATATGGAAGATATAGTTAGATTTAGAGTATCTGCAACTCCAAAATACCCAACAAGAACTTTTTCAACCTCTTCTTTCTATTCTCAAAATTATTACTTACCAGGTAATTCATCTTGGTATGCTATAAAAGATACTGGGACTAATGAATTTGTTGTAGAATTTGATAATTTATATACCAAAATAAGCTCAGATCCTGTATCTAGTTATTTTGATGTTTATATGGATGGGTTAGAACCTTATAGAGAATATACAATACTGATAAAGACTACATTAGATGGAGTAACAAAAACTTTTAATGAAGATATTAGATTTAAAATAGAAAAGTGATATGGATATAAAATTAAATAGAAACGTTTTTGATAAATCAAAATTCTATAAGACAGTAGATGCTTCATTTAAAGAGTTAAAGGAAGTTAAAGACCCTAATTTTTTCGATGTCAACTTGGCTAACGTAGAGGACTTTTTTACCTTATATAACAAGCTCTTTTTCGAGATCCCTAAATATGGGGATAATAATTCACACGAATATTTGGTAAAAGAAAGTACTGAACATATAGATTTCACCCCAAACCAAGATGAAATTAACGCCCTTTTAGAAGAAATAGATAATTTAAGAAATGAAAACTTAGAACTAAGAAAAGAAACTGCATCCTTAATAGAGGAATTTACTAATACTATAATAAACAATGAATAATATTTCTTCTTCAATAAATACTATTAATCCCTATCTTTTATCTAAAGGGGGTTTTAATAATATTGATCAAACCCTAATTCCGAACTATGAATTGGAAGGGTCTTATGATCCAGGGGAAGATACTATGGAATTTCATGTTTATGATTCTAACAAAGAAACCCTACACTCAGACTATTCATATACAGGTTGGTCGGTTGATGGTTCTAATACTAGCATAAAGGGAAAAACCAATACCAATTCTATAATAGTATCTCCTGACTATGATTTATCTAGATTGGGATTCGATAGAGGTAAACTTTATGGGGTTTATAATTTCATTAAATATAAATTAGGATCATCTCAAGACAAAAAATATTATATAAACGAAATATCTTCGGATAGAACAGAGGTATCTTTAAAGAGTAATTATATAAATTCAAAGAATATAATTCCTTTAGTAAAAACCCTGAAGGAAGAATTAGAAAATATTCAATCTGGTTCCCAAGTTTTAAAAGGTTTAAGTCCTTATTTTGATGAGTTTTATCTTAATTTAGGGGATAATAATTATTCTATAGGTATTAATATAGATTATGTAGGAAATGAAGATGATGGGAAAGTTATAGTTAAATTATACCAACCCCTTCCCTCAAACTATAATGTTAAAGATGAACTTAATGTAGTTATAAAAGTAGGTGAGAGTAAAGCTTATGAAGTTACATTTCTATCTACAGACCCCTCACAACGAAAAAATATAACATATTTACAAGGCCCAAACACAAACCTTGATTTCAAAGCTAAACAGAACCCATCAACTGAATTGAAATCAGAAAATGATTTGATGGAAACCAATTCTTCAGCTTCAAAATTCAACCTCTTAAAAATATTAAAAGATGAGGGGGTTAAAATCACCCCTAATTATTCATATGGTACTTTCAATGAGTTTGTTAACTTTTCTTCTGCTAAATCAAGAATAAATAATTTTTATAAAAAAGTATCAAATATACAAGGTTGGGAGGATCAAATTAGCCTATTAACCTCAACAACTTCCTCTTCTCCTACAATAAATTCTTTTTATTCTAGGATAGAAAATACTATAAAGAACTTTGATGATTTTGAATACTATCAATATTATAACAGTTCTTCATTTTCATATCCTAAAACTGGGTCTAATTACCCCTATACTCTTTTAAATACAGGAAGTACCCAAGTGTTAACCTGGATGGGAAATGATATAGAAAACCATCAATATTATGGAGGATATATTTTATCAGCATCTCTTTATGATAATAAAAACCAAAACTGGTTATATTATACAATACCAGAATTTATAAGAGACAATGATGACAATAACCAATATATAGAATTTTCTAATATGGTAGGTCAACATTTTGATGAAGTTTGGATGTATACTAAAGCTTTAAGTGAAAGATATAATACAACTAACAATCTAGACCAAAGTCTTCCTTTAGGGTTAATAAAAGATGCTATAGACAGTTTAGGATTTACTTCAGTCACATCAAAAAATACAGATAATTTCATAGGGTTAATAGGTGAAAATGATGGATATTATGCCCCCTCCACGGGGAGTGAATTTATAAATGATTATATAGCCGTAAATGTAAGTGGAAGTACCCCTAATATAATCCAATCATTTCCTTACGCTTTAGATAAAATAAATAAAGAAATTTTAAAACGTCTTTATCATAACCTTTCATATTTAATAAAGAAAAAAGGTACAATTTCGGGGTTAAGACAGCTTATAAACGTTTGGGGAATACCTAATACTATTCTTAGAATAAATGAATTCGGAGGTAAGAATAAAGATAATGACAATGATTATGATGATTGGTATAACAGATTTAGTTATGCTTTTAAAACTAATTCTAATGCTTCATATTATACTTTAATAACCCCATGGGAAGAAACTTATAGTTCATTCCTTAAAGGGGAAAGAAATGTACCTTCATCTATAGCTTTTAGATTTCAAACTTTAGGAATTCCTGATGAATCTCATTTCACTCAATCTTTAATATCTAACTTAAATTCTTCAACTTCTGATGGATGTGGTTTTGGTATAACTTTAAATTATGCAACTCAATCTTTAGGGAACTATCAAGGTACAGGTTCAAACCCTTACGGTGAATATGGAACTTTAAATTTTGTATTAGGGGATAATAGTGGGAATTTTATAGAAAGTGATGATATTTATTTACCCTTCTTCGATAAGGGATGGTGGAGTGTATTATTGAAACGAGAAGGAGCTACTACTAAAGGTAGTGCTAATGATATTACTTATACTTTATATGCTAAAAATAAACAATATAATGGTTCTGATGGAAATTCTTTAGGATTCCAAGCTTCTGCTAGTTTCATAATTACAGGTAGTTCTGATGCGGGGGCTCAATTATATAATACCATGTTTGAATCTACATCTTCTGGTGCTGGTGTAGGTTTATTGTTAGGTGGAGGGAAAGATGGTACTCAAATAAAAGGTACTACTAAAATATTAAATGTCTCAGGGGTACAATTCACAGGATCTTTCCAAGAACTTAGATATTACACAAAACCTCTGAACGGAAATTCTTTTAATAGTTTTGTAATGAACCCTGAATCTATAGAAGGTAATTCTGTTACAGGTCCAGAAAGTTCTTTTGATATGTTGGCTTTTAGAGCCCCTTTAGGAAACGAACTTGAAACTAAATTCACTTTACCTTCAGGGGTTAGTACTACATACTATTCTTCATCACATCCTTCTACATATAATGAAGTTCCTTCTTTAATTACAGGCTCTTTCATATATGATGGAGTAGTAACATCAGGGTATTCATTAACTTCAGAATTAACTTCTAGTGGGGATTTAAGTACTTCTAATGTTGAGGTTTATTTTATGAACCAACCTTCTTCTGGGGTTAATAATAAGATTTCAAATAAAATCCAAATAAAGAATAATCCATATTATGGAAATCTATTATCTAGAGAAACTTCTATACAACAAGATTATCAAGTAAGTAGGAGTTATGTAGAAGATACAACGATGTTAGAGGTAGGATTCTCCCCTCAAGATGAAGTGAATGATGATATTATCCAATCTCTTGGATATAACTTTATATCAGATACTTTAGGAGATCCTAGATTCATGACTACAGGTTCAGTATTTTACCCTCAACTTAGAGTAATAGCCAAGGAATACTTTAAAAAATACTCAAAAGGTAATTTACAGGACTATATACGTCTTATCAAATATTATGATAATTCCTTATTTTCTTCAATAAAAGCCTATACCCCCGCCAGAACTAAAGTTAATACTGGTATAATAATTAAACAACATTTATTAGAAAGAAATAGAGTCCACCCCACCCAATTTACTATAAATACTAAGGTGGCAACTAATTCGTCTTCATCGATGAATGAATCTATATCATTTAAAAATATTGAAATAACAGCCTCAATCCCTCCTACAGAAATTTATTCCTTTACTGAAGGCCCTGGGGGGGTATTAAATCCTTATAATAATCCTTCATTTAATCAATCTTATACTTCATCCCAACATACGCCTATAGGAATAATAGAAAAAATTGAAGATACACAAAAAGAATTTTATAATGGAGAATATGAAGGAACTGAACTTCCTATAACAACCCAATCTCTCTTTAATAACCCATATTCTTCCTTTAAAGGTGAACCTATATTCTATCATACTCTAATAACTTCAAGTATAAATTACCCTTCATATTCAGTAGATATCCATTATTACGTGAGTAGTGATTATACGTCAGCTTTAGAGATAGAAGAATTAATGACAAATAATCCCCCACCAGAAACAGATGCTGTAATACTATCTTTATATTTAGCACGCACCGCCCCTACTTATTCTTTAGCTTCAATAGCTCTTTGGACAAAAAACAAACCTGAAACTCTAGATGGAAGAGATAACCCTACAATTCCCGGATGGGGGGATTATTTATACCCTAATGAAAAGAAATACCCCCAAAATGTAAGAGCACCTTATTTTTATTTTGATTTAGAAACAGGAAATGTAGACCCCTACCTCCCGGGAACCCCCTCTTCAGGTAAAATAGCATCTTCCTTATTAGGCATCCCAACAGATGATAAATTATGGGTTCAAAATACGAAACAATACAGAATATTCAAATATCAAAAAGATAGAAGACTTTTCAGATCAAGTTTTAGTTTGGTTACTCCTTCAGGTGGTTTTGCCTCCAAAACTTTATATTTAGGATCATTTAAAACCCAAAGAGATTTCCATATTAAAAATATATATAATATAGGGACGGCGAGTGTAAATATGTACCCCCTAACATACTTTAATTCAGGGAGTGATATAGCTAAATGGATCC